GTTAATACTGTTGCTTCAAACATAACTAACATAGTTCAAGCTGGTGCTAACGTAGTTGATATAAATAACTTTGCTGATATATACATTATATCTGGAAGTGAACCTACACAAAGGAATGATGGTACATCTTTACAAGAAGGTGACTTATGGTTTGATAGTTCTAACGACAACTTACAAGTTTATACAGGTAGTTCGTTTTCTATTATCACACCGGCTCAGTCAGTCCTTGATGACGTAGCTATTGTATCAGGTGCTATAACATACAGTGAAGATTTAGGTCTTATTACTAATGCTGCGTCTACAGGTAGTTCTAATGGTTCATTAGATATAGTTGCAGATGCACTAGAAGATGAAATTACACTTACTGTTACAGTTGTAGACTCTGGCGGTAACAAGTTTGTAATTAATGGTGATACTGCAAACCCTGCTAAAGCTCTTACATTGCACAAAGGTTGGACATATACATTTGATGTAAGTGATTCTTCAAACTATATTCATCCATTACGTTTTTCAAGCGGTGGTAGTGCTTATAATACTGGTGTTACTGTTACAGGTACTCAAGGTACATCTGGAGCAAAAGTACAACTTGTAGTACCAGAATCACAGCCAACAACTTTTAGATACTACTGTAGCGTACACGGAAATGCTATGGGTAATACAATAACTGTTGTTGAAGATCCAATCAAAGCTGTAGCTGATATTGCAACTAATGTTGTGACTGTAGCTGGTATATCTGGCAACGTAACAACTGTTGCAAATAATAACTCAAACGTAACTGCGGTAGCAAACAATGAAACCAATATTAACGCCGTTCAAGGAAACGCTACTAATATCAATGCTGCTGTTAGCAACGCTTCAAATATTAATGCTACTGTTTCCAACGCTACAAACATCAATACAGTCTCTGCTTCCATTGCAGATGTAAACAGGTATGCTAACGAGTATCAGATTTCTACTTCGCAGCCTAGTTCTCCTAGTGCTGGTGATTTATGGTTTGATGAATCTACAAATACTCTAAAAAACTACAACGGATCTGCATGGTTAGGTATTACATCTAACTCAGGTATACAGAATGTGGCTGATGACACATCACCCGAACTTGCTGCTGCATTAGATTGTAATAATAACAATCTGACAGAAGTTGGTACAATTAGTGGTAACAATTTACAACTTGACTTCGGAACTCTATAAATGGCAAAATTATTAAAACTAAGACGAGGTACAACCTCGCAACATGGTAGCTTTACTGGAGCCGAAGGTGAAGTTACTGTAGATACAGACAAAGAAACTCTTGTCGTACATGACGGCTCAACAGCTGGTGGTCATCCAGTAGCAGCAGAGGATATGGCTAACGTATCTTCTTCAGCTATTGCTGGTAGATTATCCAACGATTCTATAGCAACATCTAAGATTGCTGGTGGTACACTACCTTCAGACGTAACAATAGCAAGTATAAATATAGTTGATGGTTCAATCGTTAACTCAGATCTAAATGCTGGTGCAGGGATTACGAGTGGCAAATTAGCAACAACTGGAGTATCTGCTGGTTCTTATGGTTCTAGTTCTGCTATTCCTATTGTTACTGTAAACGCACAAGGACAAGTTACATCAGCTTCAACAACTGCGATTGACAGCACAACTATTGCAAACGGAACATCAAACGTAGCAGTAGCAAACAACGGAAATATTACAACAACAAGATCTGGTACAGCTAGACATGTTGTTGACGATGCTGGTGTTCATGTAACAGGAACTTTAGATGTTTCTGGGCAGACCTCTTTACAAGGTGATTTAACAATTAACGAAGAAAACCCTGCAATAAATTTTTCTGATAGTGGAGAAAATCCAGATTATCAAGTTCGAGTAGATGCTGGAAAATTCTTTATTAATGACACTACTAATAGTGCAGCTAGATTAACAGTTCAAACAGATGGTCATATTGACATTCCGGGCAGAATAGATGCTACTGGCGGTGTTGCTGTATCAGGAAACATCACATGTACAGGAACAATTGACGGTGTAGACGTAGCAGGTCTTTATGCTGCAACCAGTGGTTTATCTACCGGTGGCGGTGTATTACATTCTAGTGCCAGCATTGCAAATGGTGTAACAGCACATACTCAAGCTCAATCTGATAACTCAACTAAAGTTTCTACAACTGCATATGTAAGAACTGCTATATCTGAAGCTCAAGCTTTTCCATCTGGGACAAAGATGCTGTTTCAACAAACATCGGCTCCTACAGGTTGGACAAAAATAACAAGTGGTGTAAATAACAAAGCTCTTAGAGTTGTATCTGGAAGTGTTGGTTCTGGTGGTAACGTTGCATTTACAACAGCTTTTGGAGACAGAGGAATAACCGCTAACGCTGGTAACACAACTCAAGGCGGTAACGTTTCAGTTGCTAACACAACTCAAGGTGGTAACGTTTCAGTTGCAAACTCAACGGCTGGAGGTAATATTTCAGTAGCTAACGCAAGTGCTGGTGGTAATGTAAACAGTCACACACTGTCTACTAACGAAATGCCTTCTCACAGCCATAGTTATGGTAGAGCGTCAGCTGGAAATGGACCAATTGTATTGACTTGGGAATCTGGAACTAGAGTTGCTACTAATAGTAGTGGTAACACAAGTAATACTGGTGGTGGCGGCGGTCACTCACACGGATTTACTGGTGGGTCACATAGCCACAATGCTAGTTTTTCAGGTAGTGCACACAACCACAATGCTACTTTTTCAGGCTCTGCACACAACCACAACGCAACTTTCTCTGGTAGTGCACACAACCACAGTATTTCTGTAACTAATTTAGATATGCAAGCGGAATACTTAGACGTAATTATAGCTTCCAAAGATTAATGATAGTTGATACTACCCGTATAACTGATCCTTATATTTATATATGGGACAACGAAGTACCAAAAAAAACATGTGACGAAATAATAACTAAATTTGAAAAAAATATAGACCAAGCAAGACAAGGTCTGACTGCTAAAGGTGTTGATTTACAAACTAAAAATAGTAAAGATATAGCTCTTTCTCTTGATTTAGATACTTGGAAAAATGAAGATGAATTGTTTTTTAAAGTAATTAATCAAGCAAGTAATTCTTACTATCAACACCTAAATCAACAAAGTAACTATCAATATTTTACTACTAATAATCAGTATATATTTGAACCTATAACTGAAGAAATAATTGACTCTGGATACCAAATACAAAAAACAAACCCTGGAAAAGGGTACATTTGGCATAATGATTTTAATTACCATAATAATCTTGTTCGCACACTTACATTTATTTTATATCTAAATACTGTCGAAGAAGGTTGGACACAATTTTATAACGGAGATCAAGTTTCACCAAGAGCAGGGAGGGTTGTAATTTTCCCTGCAACTTGGACTTATTTACACCAAGGCTACCCACCAAAACAAACTAAATATATAATGACGGGGTGGCTACACGCTAAACCAGAAAAAACAAATGTCTAAACCAAAACAAGGAAATCTTTGCCCATTAATTGGAGAAGATTGTAGAGAATTAGAGTGTGCGTGGTACACACAAATATCTGGAACGAACCCACAAAATGGAGAACCTGTTAATGAATATGGATGTGCAGTAGCTTGGATACCTTTCTTACAAGTAGATAACTCTAAAATGGTTAATCAAATGGGAGCAGCTATTGAGTCATTTAGAAACGAAACAGTAGAAAAAATGAGTCCAATAGTTACACTAGATCAACCAAAACAAAAATTAATTAAGATAACAGAAAATGAAAATCTCGATAACTCGTGAAGATAAAATGGTCGTCAAAGATGGTGTTGGTATTGATGGTTTAACTTTATCTTCAGTTCCATCTGACGTTTGGGCAGTACAATGGGACACTACAACATCAACAGGTATAGTTGAAAAAAATGACTTGTCTTTAGAAACTATCACTTCATTAGGTGATTATCAATCTTGTATAGACGAGTTTGATACTAAAAAAGCAGAACTAGATAAAGGAGAAACAAGTACACCTTTAACAGATGAAGAAAAACTAGCTAATTTTAAAATTGAAAGAACTCTTAAACTTTTTCAATGTGACTGGACACAGGTATCAGACTCACCATTGAGTAGCACTAAAAAAGAAGAATGGGCTACATATAGACAGGCTTTAAGAGATTTACCAGCTAATACATCTGACCCAGAAAACCCTAGTTGGCCAACCAAACCTAGCTAGTGGAAATACCCAGCATAGTAATTCCACCAGTACAAGATATAGAAACCATATCTATACCATTACCTACTGCTGACGTACCCAGTTATGTACCCTTGGTTGTACCTCCTAGTGATTTACAAGAACCAGAGGGTACAAAACCTGTCAATACTGCTGAACCTCCAACACCTGTATTAAACTTGCCGGGGCTTCCACCTGTTCCAATACCCCCAGCTGATATATTAGGTCCTACAGTTATTACAGCTGTTACAGCCGTAGCAGCTACAACTCTAGCAACTCCTATTATACAAGATCTCAAAGAACGAATTACAAAGTTCTTAAATAATAAAATAAAGAAATGGAAAGAAAACCGGAAGAAAAAAAGGGAAT